TTTAGGTATGCCTTTTGAGTGTCGTTCATGTCTTCGACAAAGTATTCTGTGTCGTTGACTGTGATGGGTGTCTTTTCATTTTTTCCCATGCTAGTCTCCTATGTTAAAGTTTAAGATGCGGTGTAGCCATTACCCGCAGTGATTGCAGCATTAACCGCTGTCATACTTTCGTTTGTCCAGTAGTCTTTAGCAACCATTAATTCAAGATGCTCGACGTTACGGTCAACGGTGTCCTGACGGTCTGCCGCTTCCATGTCGTCATCTTGGTTTCCCGCAACAATGTCGTTGATTAGATCAACTGAGTGACCCATTGCTGTGTAGTGTTGTGCGATTTCTTCCGCAGTTGGTGTATCAGTCATGTCTTTCTCCTTTTCTGACTTTTACGATTATGCACTTTCCAGTGCGGCTAAACGAGCTTCCAACTCTTCGTTTTTAGCGGATAGCTCTTGTACGGCTTTAACGAGGTGCCAAGTGATGTTGTCTGGGTCTACCGTTAAAGCACCCGTGGTTTCTTCTTTAACACAGTCTGGCAGTATTGCCTGTATCTCTTGCGCAATGACGCCAACCTGAACGCCCGACTTATCGATAGCAGTGGACGGATCAAGTTCTGTAATTTCATCTCCAGTGCGGTACTCAAAATTACGAACCTGAAGCTGATTGATTTCTGCAAGGCCGATTGAACTATCGACAATGTTCTTCTTCAACCTGCGGTCAGAGGTTGTTGCCCAAGATGACGAGTTGTTACCCTGATAAATACTACCCGAACCGCCGCTAACACTAATAAGACCAGTTCCTCCACCACGACCTGTGGTTGAAGTTCTTGAAGTCGGACAAGTGATGATTAATGAGTTGCTGTCACTATTAGAGCTTGGTATTGCGCCTGTGCCGATTAATACATTTCGGCTACCTGTGGTAAGTTTACCACCACCACCAAATTGTCCACACAAGGCACCAATACAGATATTATTAGCACCTGTGGTGAGATCGGCACCCGCAGCATTACCTATCCCGATGTTTTCACCACCGCCGTTGCAATCTTCAAGAGCCTGAAGGCCAATCGCAACTGCGGCACCGTTGGTGGTGTTGTAACGCAGAGCGTTAGCTCCAATCGCTACGTTATTATCACCCGTTGTATTATCACCTAATGCATCATGACCCAGTGCCACGTTTTGTGAACCTGTCGTGTTGTCATACAACGTTGACCGACCCATAGCTACGTTTTCACCCCCAGTCGTGTTGGTGAACATTGACGTGATGCCGAAGGCATTATTGCTATCCCCAGACGTGTTGTTCCTCAACGCTTGGTAACCAACCGCAGTTAAGTGCGTTCCTCCGGTGTTGGCGTAAGCCGCCTCATATCCAACTGCTGTTAAGTTGTCGACAGTTGTATTTGCCCCCAGCGCATCCCGCCCAACGGCAACGTTTTTGTTACCAGAAGTAGTCTGACCAAGGGCGTTGTAGCCTACGGCGGTGTTAGATGCACCCGTAGAGCCAAATTTCATAGCTCTCGCACCGATCAGGGTGTTTACACCACCTGTTGTGATGTTGGCACCCGCCTCATAACCTAAACCTGTGTTAAGTTGTGGCGTTGTTTGGTCTTCAAGAGCAAAGGCACCAACCGCAGTATTGTAGTTACCTGTTGTGTTGTTTCGTAGAGCAGTACGTCCGATAGCAGTTGTACCACTACCTGTTGTATTATACTCTGCTGACTCCAAACCAACAGCCGTACAATCTGGACCTGTTGTATTAGAATAAAGGGCCTGATAACCAACCGCTGTTGGGTAATTACCCGAGGTATGGCTATACAAGGCTTGGTGACCAAAGGCAGTGACGTAGCTTTCGCTTGTTGCAGTGTACGCCGCTTGGTAACCCACGGCTGTACCTAACGTACCAGTGGTTAAATTAAAAAACGCTTGATAACCCAACGCCGTATTTTGATTACCCGTGGTGTTATTTGTAAGTGCCTGAACACCTAAAGCAACGTTTGCAGAGCCTGTAGTGTTATCTTCCAAGGCATGGTAACCAACAGCCGTATTATATGCAGCCGTGGTGTTAGAAGCCAACGCACGTTTACCAATCGCAGTGTGACCGCCACCTGTTGTATTAACGTAGAGGGACTGATAGCCCATCACAACGTTGTCACCCCCTGTAGTATTACTAAACCCCGCCTGATACCCAACAGCCGTGTTGTTGCCAGCGGTGGTGTTGGATGTTAAAGATTGATTACCCAACGCAGTATTAAATGTACCAGTTGTGTTGTTGCGCAGACTATTATGGCCAAAAGCTGAGTTATTCCCGCCAGTGGTGGTATACTGCATCGAGGCGTAGCCCATTGCTGTATTCTGTATTGCATCGGTATTTGAGTTAAGCGCATATGCACCCACCCCAGTGTTATAATACCCACCAGTGTTATACTCCACCGCCGCATAACCAACCGCAGTGTTTAATGAGTTTCCGTTGAAACTCGCTTTTTGCAAAGAGTATGCACCCACAGCCACGTTGCGACCAGCAAGAGTTGCGTCACCCATCGCAAAGAAACCAATAGCGGTGTTTCTATCGGCAGTAGTAGCATCTTGAAGCGACTGATACCCTACAGCAGTGTTACTGCCGCCAGTGGTGTTGGTTTGGAGGGCAGAAGAACCGATTGCTACGTTAGATGTACCTGAAGAAGTGTATTTAGCGGCCTCAAATCCAACTGCTGTGTTGTCATTACTGGTAATATCGACTCCAGAGCCATAGCCCATGAGTGTGTTCCTGTCACCTGAAACGTTATTGTAAAACGCTTGATGACCAAAGACTGTGTTGTGAAAACCGACAGTTGTAGACCTACCTGCCTGAACCCCTATAAAATGGTTGGGTTCTGTGCTGTTTAGACCAGCTTCCATCCCTATATAAACACCACCTGTGTCCGCTCCTGTTCCAGAGTAACCTGCCTTATAACCAAAAGCTGTTTTGTTAGCTGCGGTGGTGGTTGAGTAAAGCGCCTGATACCCAACAGCCGTGTTGTTGCCAGCGGTGGTGTTCAAATGCAGAGCATTGTGGCCTATGCCTGTGTTATTGGAACCAGTGGTATTCGAATACAGTGCTGCATAACCAGATGCTATGTTTGATGACCCTGTTGAGTTTTGACGTAAAGCAGTGTGTCCTGTTGCAACAAGTGAAGAGCCTGTTGTATTACTATACCCTGCCTGATACCCAACGGCAGTGTTGTTGTTTGCGGTGGTGTTGGCTTGGAGTGCATCGCCACCTAAAGCAGTATTGTACTGTCCTGTGGTTGTTGAAAAAAGGGCATAGCCCCCAACCGCCGTGTTGTAAGTATCTCCAGCCGAAGCAGGATTAAATGTGTAAAGAGCATTTACACCTACAGCAACATTTCTGTCACCATCTGTGTTTGAATAAAGTGAGCTGAAACCTAAAGAAGAGTTACTGTTACCAGTTGTTCCACTGGTCTGAGATTGATATCCTACTGCTACGTTAGAGGCGGCGGTGGTGTTTGCGTTGAGTGCGTCATAACCTACCGCAACATTGTTATTACCTGTTGTGTTTGACGCCATTGAGGCATGACCCATAGAGGTATTGTATTGACCTGTAGTATTTGCACCTAAAGAAATTGCACCAAAAGCATTGTTTCTTGCACCAGTTGTGTTTGCATCTAGTGATTGATACCCCACAGCGGTATTGTAGTTGGCGGTGGTGTTGGAGTAGAGGGCAAGACCACCTATAGCCGTATTATATTTACCTGTAGTAGTTGAGGCAGCTGAGTTAAGACCCACCGCTACATTATAAACATCTATTGCCGAGCTATTATTTTGACTATTTAATGAACCATATCCTATAGCAACAGAAGATTGACCTTGAGTTTCGGAATCTAGCGATCTATAGCCTAGTGCTGTATTATAACTTCCTGATGTTAAAGCCACACCAGATTCGTATCCAATAAAAGTATTTCTTATCCCAGTTGTGATCCCTGCTCCAGAAGTATGCCCCACCGCAGTATTTTGATAGCCTGTTGTATTTGCATAGAGAGACTGATACCCCACAGCGGTGTTGTTGCTGGCGGTTGTGTTGGAGTAGAGAGCTGTTTCTCCTAATGCCGTATTACTAGCCCCTGTTGAATTAGTATAAAAAGCAGCACGACCAACCGCCACGTTGGCTGATGAAGTTGTGATATTTAAACCAGCATCTTTTCCAAGAGCAGTGTTATTATTTCCCGTTGTAACATTTGTTAGCGCAGAAGAGCCAATCGCCGTATTACCTGCGCCCGGGCTAGAGGCGTCTAAGCTGTCTAATGCTGTGTCGCCCAAAGCAACGTTATTTGATCCGTCAGGATAATTACCATCCAGCTTAATCGTGCTACCGTCTACGTTTAAACCTTCAAGCTGAAGGTTGTTTAGTACGTTTGCAGCTACCGCGCCTGCACCTGCGCCGTTGAAATAAATAACAGCAGTAGAGCCATTTTTTATAACGTAGTCATTTGAGGAATTGTATGTTCCTTGAAAAACAATAAGGTCCTGCGTGTTAAGGCTGTTTCTAATATAAACAATTTTTTCAGCATCATTTGGTGTTAGTTGATAAAAAACATCACTACCAAGATCAGTGCCGCTGTTTATAATTATTAAACGATTCCTACCTTCAGAATTTGTGTTTGTTCCATCTGCAATAGGCAAAGTGTTCGGTGAACCAGAGCTTCCTGCTGACGTGGCAGTAATTGTCACTTGCCCATCAAGTGCAATGTCCAAAAGTTCAAGGTTTGTGTTAGTCGTATCACCCCATGTGCCTGACTGTTCACCAGTAGCTATGAGTTCGATACCGTTATTTAATGTATATGTACTAGGCATGTTTCTATCCTATGCTGCTTCTCGGGTCCAACCCGGTGTTTGCAATGGACCTGATGATGGGTTCTCATCACTCCAACCGGGGGATTGTGTTGGTTGTTCGGGAGTATAACTCGGATTTTGATTTGGAACAATGGTTCCCCACACAAGAGGTGGACTTACCTCTCCTGTGGCTGCAACGCCAGTGACGGATACATCCGCATCAGCGGTGGTTGTGACACTGCCAACGGCGGCGGTTCCCGCAACGCCAGTGACAGTTACAAAGGTTTCTGTGTCAACGGTTACTGAACCAACGGAGCCTGTCGCGGCAAGTCCAGTTACAGGAGCGTTAGCGTCAGCGTTGACTTCTATAAAGCCGCCATAAACAAAACCTTGGCATTGCAAACCGCTTGCTATTTCTACAACGGAACCAGCATTGACTGTAACAGAACCAACGGCTCCCGTGCCAGCTATGCCCGTTGTCGGTACATTTGCATCGCCTGTCATAGTGACGGTGCCAACTGCCCCTGTACCTGCGATACCCGTTACAGAAACATCCGCATTTGCGGTAACTGTAACAGAGCCAACGGCACCCGTACCTTCTAGTCCAGTTACAGGCACATTTGCACCCGCGCTGACTGTTGCGCTGCCAACGGCCCCAGTTCCTGCCACACCCGTAGGTGTGACGTTTGCTGCGGCAATTACTGTAGTAGAGCCAACTTCACCCGTACCAGAAACACCAGTTACCGATGTATTGGCTGCGGCAACTACTGTAACGGAACCAACAGATGCTGTAGCCGATAATCCAGTAACAGGTGCATTTGCTTCTGCAACTACACTAACGGAGCCTACAGCGCCTACAAGCTGGGGGAAATTATTGCTGCCCCAGCCTAAATCGCCCCAAGCGCCCCGGCCCCAGCCAGTGATTGGAACGATTACATCAGCCATTAGGCTATCCGAATAATGGCGTTACTTGCGTCCGCTGTTGGGAATACAATGGTAAAGTCACCTGCGGTAGACGTTTTGTCGGCACCAAAGTCTAGCACCACTACCGAAGGATCACCTGACGCACTGTCATTAAAGATCAACGCACCACGGGCTGTGATAGTCGCCGTGCTAAATGTCAAATCAGCAAAATCAGTAAACGCTGTTGTACCACTTGACGTTGGGTCAACACGGGTAAGCGCACCGCCCTTTGCAGTGTAACCAGTTCCAGATACCTCGTTTGTTGCTGTGTACGCTGTTGTTGAAGCATCGAAAGACGCACTATTTGTGTAAAGCGCGAGATTAAAGGTGCTACCACCTGAGTTTTTAAAGTTGTGAACAGCCTCAAGAAGCTCTTTCTTAAAGCTGGTACACATGAAATTACCTGAAAAGGCCATGTCACAGTCTCCTTATAAGTTCAGCAAGCTCGGGATGTCCTGCATCATTGATTGCGTTATACACCGTAGTTCTATCACTTTTTACTGCTTCGCGTAAGTAGAACTCGATTACTTTTGTGATATTGCGCTTATAAGCCAACGCTTGATCACGAATTGCAGGAGGGGCAGAATCCCCCACGGCAACTATCTTGTCTGCGCATCTTTGCGCAACTTCTTCGGGGGTAAATCCACGATTACTTGTGGTTTGTACATCTACCTTAAAGTCTTCAGGTAAATCTATATTTAAGGCAGGTATCATGTTTTCTCCCTAAGAATAAGTCCAGTACGGTACGCATCAGTAACCTCTTGTGATTCGCCAAAGTTTTTGACGCGTGACAGAGCTTCAGTAAAGCGTTGCGTATAGTTTTGTATTAGATCACCTTCACCTTTCATAAACGTATATGCTTCAATGAGGCTACCATATAGCAAAGCTACTGATGCGTTCGTGCTTAACCAAGATGTATCGCTTCCCGCACCAGCCGTTAAGGATAACGGACGATAGAAATAATGAAGCTCAACAGCATAGTTAGAATCTGGAACGGGACCAAGAATAAAGTTATCAACATCAAATTGAGCATAATATCTCGGCACACCAGTAGCGCCACTAGGATTAAAAGACTGAACAAAATTTACATCTTTAAACAAAAGAAACTCTTTATCAGTTCCATTTGTAAGGCACAGGCTAAAAGAAGCTAAATAGTCTGAAGGAGCCGCAAGATACTTATTGCTTGCAGTCAAAGCACCTGTCGTATTTTTTCTAAATACCTCTAGCTGTGCAATCTTCAGAATGCGCTCTTCAGCGTTCTTAATAAATATATCAAGATTGTTCACAAAGGTTGTTTCTGTGTTTTCAGTGTAATCCTGAATGGCTTGTTTTAGTTGGTCGTATGTAAAGCTCATGTAATCACCACTGTAACTTGGCCCACATAACCGATAGTATTCATTCTATTCTTCGGCGTTGGGAATATATTATCACCCACACTTACAGAAACTGCACCAGCGACAGGATCAGGGCGTGGATTGCGAAGTGCCTGCGCGTCAGGAACTGCGCGTAATGGCTCTAACTGAGGATGTTTTGGCTCCCACTCATCTCTACCAACAAGCAAGCCATTCCACTCTTTACGCATGT